GAGCACTATGGTGGTAAGGATAATCCTTTTGAAGTCTTCAATGTATTAGAAGCTTGGGGATTAGACAAAGACTTTTATCTTGGTAATGTAGTTAAGTATATTGCTAGAGCTGGGAAGAAAAATAAATTTACTGAAAAAGAAGATTTACAAAAAGCTTTAGTATATTTACAGAAACGAATTGACTTGCTATGATAATAATACTAAAAGCAATAGGTTGGGGAATAGTCACAATTTTTGTAGCATTTCTTTGGTTATGGTCAATTAATATAACTAAACCTTACTACAACCATACACATCATGTCTGGGAAGAAGATCCACAAGCTAGATTAATTAGTAATATAGCCATTGCTTTGATAATTTTAATATCATTTGTTGTAGGTTATTTATGTGGTTAGTTTAATATTATTTAATAGAATATATAAAATCTCTAAAAAATAAGCTAGAGATTTTTTTATATCATATATTTTTTGTATATTATACTGTATACAAAAAAAACTATAGCTATGGATATTTTAAATTTTATTTCTTGGATTAAGGCCGGAAATTACAGGAAGGTGCTTCCTGCAGAAACAACTAATTTACTTGCAGTAGGTGCAAAAGATCCTACACGTGATGATGGATATTTATCAATTGCAGTTGATGCTGCACCATTACAAACACTGTACAATACAGCTAATGTAACTCAGATAACTTCAATAACTACTGCTGTTACAGTTAATGCCCTTAACGGTATTATTACTACAGTTTCCTCTACATTAGGACCTGATGTTTGTACTTATTTTACAGTAAATAATCCAAATGTAGTTGCTGGATCTAAGATTTTACTATCTGTTCAGTATGATGATGTCAATTTTCCCTTAGGTTCTGGTATTCCTGCAGTATCAGTAAATAATATTACAGCTGGTTCATTCAGATTAAATCTTTGTAATAGTTCTAGTGTAGATGCATTTAACAATGTAGTTAAAATTCACTACCTTATAATAGCATAACAACTATTAAATTATTTAAAACCCTGGAAGAAACATCTGGGGTTTTTTGGTTATACCAATTATTTTTAGTATATTATAATATATAGTGTGTATCATTCTCATTAAATTAAATAAATATGTCAATTGGAAATACTAAAGAATATGGAAATAAAGGAAATAACTTTCCATATCAGTTAAAATCATTACAAGGACTACAGTGTGCTTGTGATCAACTAACAGATGTTGTAACAAATTTAACAACCATTATTAATCAACTTAGTTTTGCAACAAGAACAGCTAATATTTTACGTGTGACTGATTCTTCTGGTACTATTCTTACTGGTGTATATAGTATATCTTTTTCTAATGTTGGTACAGGTTATGCAACTATAAATGGAGTTGTTCTTAAGCAAGGAGAAACAATCAATTTTGATGCAGGAGTATTAAATAATTATTATCCTTCTGGAACATTTACATATGATACCTCAACATTAGGAGCTGAATTATTAATTACTTATACAGTATAACAGACCTGTTAAGATATTTACCAAGATATTTATTAAAATATTTTTGGGACATTAAATTTAGAAGATTCAGATGATACCTAAAAAATCTAGTTCTATAGAGGGAGTATTTCCTACATCAGGATGCAATAACTGTGGAAAGTGTAACGTATGTACATCTGGATTAACTACACCTCCTCCATGCACAACAGAAGCTTGTGGTGATGAGGAGAAGTGTGCTGAATCATTTGATGCAGATTGTATTGTATATACAGGTGCTGATATTGTATGTCAAGGTGCTACCATAATTGCACAAGATACTACGGTAGCACAAGGTTTAAATGAAATAGTTAATTGGCTTTGTAATGAAGGAAATGTAGGTGTTCAAGGTATACAAGGAGTCCAAGGAGTCCAAGGTATTTCAGGTGCATTTGCAGGACAAGGTGTACAAGGAACCACTGGTATACAAGGTAATGTAGGTATTCAAGGACCTATAGGAATACAAGGCATCCAGGGAATCCAAGGTTTTGATGGTCCACAAGGAATTCAAGGTTTTATTGGAATAGGTGTTCAAGGATATCCAGGTATTCAAGGTTTTCAAGGACCTACAGGAATACAAGGATTTGTTGGAATAGGTATCCAAGGATATCAAGGTATTCAAGGTTTTCAAGGTTTACAAGGATTTACTGGTGGAGTTGGTATTCAAGGTGAAACTGGAACTCAAGGTAGTATTGGAGCAAATGGTAGTCAAGGAACAACTGGTTCTACAGGGGTTCAAGGAACTACAGGTGCTCAAGGATTAGATGGAAATACGGGTTCCCAAGGAACAACAGGCTCTACTGGTTCACAAGGTATAACCGGAACACAAGGTTCAACTGGATTAACTGGAAATCAAGGTACACAGGGTACACAGGGTATACTTGGTAATCAAGGTACAACTGGAAATCAAGGTACTATAGGTTCACAAGGTTCAGTAGGAGTACAAGGAACACAAGGTATACAAGGAACTCAGGGTACTTTAGGTAATACCGGCTCTCAAGGAACAACAGGAAGCACTGGCTCTCAAGGAGCTGTTGGTATACAAGGTTTTACAGGTAATACTGGAAGCCAAGGCACCACAGGTAGTACTGGTTCTCAGGGAGTTATAGGAACACAAGGTGCTATCGGAGCTACAGGATCACAGGGTTTAACTGGTTCCCAAGGTTCTCAAGGTACATTAGGGATTCAAGGAGTGCAGGGTATACAAGGAACTCAAGGTATTCTTGGTACGACTGGTACACAAGGTTCTATAGGTACTCAAGGTACTACAGGCTTACAAGGATTTACAGGCACTCAAGGAACTAACGGAGTACAAGGACAAGTAGGTGCTCAGGGTACACAAGGGACACAAGGAATTTTAGGTACAACTGGTAGTCAAGGTACAACCGGAAGTACAGGAGCACAAGGAAGTGTAGGTACACAAGGTTCTATAGGAGTAACTGGTACACAAGGATCTATTGGTATTCAAGGTATACAAGGTATTTTAGGAACAACTGGAGCTACTGGATCCCAAGGTGTGCAAGGTTTTACAGGTTTGCAGGGAAGTGTTGGCTTACAAGGTTTAACTGGAAGTCAAGGTACATTTGGTACACAAGGTACTACAGGAAGCCAGGGAACTTTTGGAACTCAAGGAATTCAAGGATTTACTGGTAGTCAAGGTGCTACTGGAACACAAGGAACACAAGGAATTCAGGGCATACAGGGTACACAGGGCACAATAGGTTCTCAAGGAACTATTGGGAATACTGGTTCTCAAGGAAGTACTGGATTTACAGGTTCTCAAGGTTCTGTAGGTAGTCAAGGAACTACTGGTTTACAAGGTTTATTTGGTACTCAAGGAGCTATTGGTCAACAAGGTGTTACTGGATTACAAGGTCTTACTGGACTTCAAGGATCAATTGGTGTGATTGGAGCTCAAGGTGCTACAGGTAGTACAGGATCCCAAGGTTCTGTAGGAACTCAAGGACAAGTTGGAGCAATAGGAAGTCAGGGAACAACCGGATCTACTGGTGCACAGGGTACAGTAGGATCTCAGGGAACTTCTGGAACAACGGGTATTCAAGGTCTTATTGGTTTACAGGGTATACAAGGAATACAAGGTCTATTAGGAATTCAAGGTATTCAAGGGATTCAAGGGACTCAAGGTCTATTAGGAAATACAGGTGCTCAGGGTGCTGTAGGTAGCCAGGGAACAATTGGTAATACTGGTGCTCAAGGTACTACAGGCACACAAGGTATACAGGGTTTTGTTGGTAGTCAAGGAATACAAGGTAATACAGGAACTCAAGGATTAATTGGAACACAAGGTACTCAGGGCATACAAGGCATACAAGGAACTACTGGTTTACAAGGTTTAACAGGACTTCAAGGTTCAGTTGGAACAACAGGTTCTCAGGGTGCAACTGGTACACAAGGAAGTGTAGGAACAACAGGATCCCAAGGTACAACAGGTACTACGGGAACATCTGGTTCTCAAGGTACCCAAGGTACCCAAGGTTTTACTGGAAATGCAGGTTCTCAAGGATCTACAGGAAGTACTGGATCACAAGGAACAGTTGGCTCACAAGGAACTACTGGTACAACCGGTAGCCAAGGTACCACAGGTTCTACAGGATCACAGGGTACAGTTGGGTCTCAAGGCACAACTGGATCTACTGGTTCTCAAGGTAGTGTAGGATTGCAAGGGACTCAAGGAACACAAGGTATTTTAGGTCTACAAGGAATCCAAGGTACTCAGGGTATATTGGGTAATACTGGTTCTCAGGGTATAGTAGGTAGTCAAGGGACTACAGGTACACAGGGTCTTACGGGCGCGCAGGGTACAACTGGAACTCAAGGTTTAAATGGTTCACAAGGAACACAAGGAATCCAAGGTATCTTTGGTAATACAGGTAGTCAGGGAACCACGGGTAGTACAGGCTCTCAAGGTACAACTGGTACTCAGGGATCTATTGGTATTATAGGATTGCAGGGTTCTCAAGGCACTCAAGGTATATTAGGTTTTCAAGGAATAACTGGAACACAAGGGATACAAGGTGTTCAAGGTACTAATGGATTAGTAGGTGCACAAGGTACTCAAGGAACAGTAGGATTTCAGGGAATACAAGGTATTCAGGGTATTCAAGGAATTACCGGTAGCCAAGGTACTTTTGGTACTCAGGGTAATACAGGAAGTCAAGGTCAGACAGGTGCACAAGGTACCTTTGGAACTCAAGGATTAACAGGATTACAAGGTTTACAAGGTACTCAGGGTATTTTTGGTAATACGGGTAGTCAAGGTACTACTGGTAGCACAGGTGCGCAAGGAACTACAGGACTTCAAGGTACTACAGGTTTAACAGGAGCTCAAGGTACTCAAGGGACTTTGGGTTTACAAGGAACAAGTGGAATAAATGGTTCACAAGGAACCACTGGTAGTCAAGGTACACAGGGAACTTTGGGAGTTCAAGGTCAAACTGGTAGTCAAGGAATTCAAGGCAGACAAGGAACAACTGGTTTACAAGGTGTTCAAGGTAATCAAGGGATTATTGGTGCTGGTGGTAGTCAAGGAGAAACTGGAATTCAAGGAGAAACTGGTTTCCAAGGAATAATAGGTGATACAGGAGCACAAGGTACAGTTGGTTTCCAAGGAACTGTTGGTGCTACTGGTAGCCAAGGAACTACTGGATCAACTGGTAGTCAAGGGGCTGTTGGATTTCAGGGTACAACTGGTGCCGTAGGAAGTCAAGGACTTCAAGGTATACAGGGAAGAATTGGAGCTACTGGAACTCAAGGCTT